GATCAACAGCTTCGTGAAATTATTGTAGGTATTTTAACTGTAGCTAGCGCAATTGTACCGGTTTAGGAGATTCAAATGCAATTAACAGTAGAACAATTAAAAGAATTATTGCCAAATAACCAATATGTGGAACAATGGCATAATGCTTTATCAAAATTATTTCCAGATTACGAAATCAATACACCTCAGCGTATGGCTGCATTTATCGCACAATGTTCTCATGAATCTGCTGGTTTCACAGCACTTAAAGAGAATCTAAACTACTCTGCTGCATCATTGAGTAGAGTTTGGCCTTCTAGATTTCCACCCGAAATTGCAGCACAATATGCTGGTCAGCAAGAAAGAATTGCTAATCGTGCATACTGTGACAGAATGGGTAATGGGCCAGAATCTTCAGGTGATGGTTGGAAATATGCAGGTAAAGGTCTAATTCAATTAACTGGTAAAGATAACTACACTCGTTTTGCAGAGAGTGTTGAAATGAATGTTGAAGATGTTCCTGAATATCTTGCTACTTTTGAAGGTGCTGCACAATCCGCTTGTTGGTTCTGGGAATCTAATAACCTAAACAGGTTTGCTGATGCTGGTGATATTAAAGGGCTAACTAAAGCCATCAACGGTGGGTATATCGGTCTTGAAGATAGAGTTAAACATTATGAACATGCACTACATGTCCTTGGTGTTTAACAAAAAGAGAAGCAAAAATGTCTGATTCAGAAAAAATTGTAATTAGTGAGAGTGAAAAGAAAAAAGAAGATTGGATGAATTCAAAATGGCGTCCAATGATGGGTTGGATGTATATGCTTGTATGCACTACTGATTTTATAGTATTTCCAATATTGTGGAGTTTAATACAAGCCCTTGGCGGTGGCCAAGTTCATACGCAATGGCAACCCATCACATTACAAGGCGCCGGTCTATTTCATATTGCTATGGGTGCTGTTCTTGGTATTGCGGCCTTTGGTCGCACACAAGAGAAGTTGGGTGGTGTAAACAATGGTGGGTTATCTACGCCAGCAACTATGCCTATGACGGCACTTTCTCCAACACCATTTGTTGCCAAGGCACCTCCGCCAGCTGCACAACCTCAATTATAGGACATAAAATGAAAAAATATATATTTACCACTATAGCATCTCTTTTTATGTTATCATATACATATGCTGCAGCTGAAAATAAAACTATATGTAAAGATGTTGTTGGGAAAGATGGCAAGGTTGTTTTATCACAAGATGGCAAACCAAAGCAAACTTGTAGAACAATTAAGGTACATCAAAAACTTGAAGGTACAGCCGTTCCAACTAAAACTGCACCAGTATCAAAACCAGCTGGTTTCAATGCTGATGTACAAAAACGGCAACAACAACTAATATCAGTTGGTGCAAAGATTACAGCCGATGGAGTTACCGGCCCATCCACTCGGAAAGCAGAAGCAGAATTTGGCAAACTCATACCCGCGGCAAATAAAAAATGATAAAGTCTACAGAAAGATTAAGTATTGTTGAAACCAGAGTTGACAATTTAACCGAAAAAATTGATGACTTAAAGGTTGATATCAGAGATGTGCATGATTGCCTTGATAAGACAAGAGATGACTTGACTTCCAACCTAGAAAAGATGTATAATGCTTCATGCGATCAGCATAAAGAATTGAATACTAAAATATCTGCTTTAGAGAGAACAAAAGATAAGTGGATATGGACAGCAGCAGGTGCAATTGCTGTAGTTGGTTGGGCATCAGGGCACATAGGAGTAATAGCTAAACTGTTAAACTAATTTTATTTGACGCAATTTTTTAATTATATTATGACACTATCAACAGAAATAAAATACATCGGTTTAATTTCTCATCGTCTCCGCAATTTCAAGCGTAAGAGTGATTATGTTTGGAATTTTAGTTGTCCTCTATGCGGAGATTCAAAAAAGAATCCACTCAAGGCTCGCGGTTATGTGTATAAGAAAAGTAATAATCTTTTCTATTCATGTAAGAACTGCGGAGCCGGCACAAGCATTGGTAAATTACTTGAACACATTGATGGCACATTATATAAAGAATATATCCTTGATAGATATAAAAATGGCGAAGGCGGTCACACCAATGTTAAAAAACCAACCTTTATTGTACCTTCTCCAAGATTTGATAAACTAGATAAGGCCAAAGCATTTGAACATGCTGAATGGTGTGACAAGTTGCCAACTGGCCATTTTTGTTTAACATACTTAACAAAAAGACAAATACCATCTGTAGTATTTCAAAAGTTGTTATTCACTCAATATTATAAGAAATTTATTGATGCATTAATACCAAATCATGGCAAGATACTAATTGATGATGCTCGTTTAGTTATACCGTTTTATGATGAATACAACAACCTAATTGCTGTGTCTGGCCGTGCATTAGAAACTTCAGATACAACACTTAGATATATAACTATTCGTACAGAAGATAATGAAAACAAATTGATCTATGGTATGGACAGACTAAATGTCCATGAACCTGTTAAGATTGTAGAAGGCCCGATTGATAGTTTGTTTCTTAAAAATTGTGTTGCAAGTGGCGATGCTAATTTATTATCTGTTGCAAATAAAATTTCTGCTGTAAATAAAATATTAATATATGACAATGAACCCCGCAATAAAAATATCGTGAAGATGATGCAAGATGCAATCAAATCAGAACATAACATAGTAATTTGGCCTGATACGATGCAAGGAAAAGATATTAATGAAATGGTCATGTCAGGTATTTCACCGGATGAAATAGAAAGTATTATAAGTAGTAACACCTTCAAAAGGTTGCAGGCTCAAGTAAAATTCAATATGTGGAAAAGATTATGAAAGTAAAATTAATTAGTTATAGTCGACCAACAGAAGAAATGTGTGGAGAGGGCCTGGAAAATTTACAAGACCTAATTGCCTTTTGTGCTCGTGTATCAAACCCTAGTAACCAACTCAATACAGAAACCTCAGAAAAACTTATCAAATATTTGGTAAAAAATGCTCATTGGTCGCCACTTGAAATGGTTAGTGTATGCCTAGTGGTTGAAACGACAAGAGATATTGCAAGGCAGATGTTGCGTCACCGTTCGTTTTCATTTCAAGAGTTTAGTCAACGATATGCTGACCCAACCAAAGATTTGGATTTTGTATTGAGAGAAGCAAGGTTGCAAGACACAAAGAATCGCCAGAATAGTGTTGAACTTGAGGACAACTTGTTTGCAGAGAATCTTAAAGAGCAATGGAAATGGATGCAACAAGATGTTATTATGGCATCAACAAAAGCATATGAGTGGGCAATAACTCATGGTATCGCAAAAGAACAGGCTCGTGCTGTATTACCAGAAGGTCTAACAGTATCACGCCTATACATGAATGGAACATTACGCAGTTGGATTCATTTTATTCAAGTGCGGTCAGGTAACGGTACACAAAAAGAACATATGCAGGTCGCATTGGCCTGTGCTGAAGTAATCGCCAAAGTATTCCCGATGGCATCAAATTTTATAACAAAATAAGAATAACGGAGTTTTTAATGCAAGATATCGTACATGATATTAGGGTAGACTATTCTCGTGATGGTTTGTTTGATGAGTTGGGTGTTTTACGGTTGAAAGAATCGTATATGAGAGATGAAGAAAAATCACCACAGGAGAGGTTTGCATATGTTTCAAAAGCGTTCGGGTCAAACTTGGAACATTCGCAGAGATTATATGACTACAGTAGTAACCATTGGCTCTCTTATTCTACTCCCATTCTTTCTTTTGGGCGTAGTGCTCGTGGCCTTCCTATATCATGCTTCTTACCTTATCTACACGATAGCGCAGAAGGTTTGGTTGATTGTCTCTCGGAAGTAAACTGGCTATCAATGTTGGGTGGTGGTATTGGTATTGGTGTAGGCATTCGTAGTGCAGGTGACAAATCAACCGGTGTTATGCCTCACCTGAGAACCTATGATGCATCATCATTAGCATATCGTCAAGGCCGCACACGCCGTGGTAGTTATGCTGCATACCTTGATATCAATCATCCAGATATTCTAATGTTCTTAGAGATGCGTAAGCCAACTGGTGACCAAAATATGCGTACACTCAACTTGCATCACGGTGTTAATATCACCGATGACTTCATGGCATTGGTTGAGGCCTCTATGTTGGATGCCAATGTGGATGATACATGGGAACTGAAAGACCCAGCATCAGGTGAGGTTCGTGATACCATTCCTGCTCGTGAATTATGGCAGCGTATACTTGAAACTCGTATGCTGACAGGTGAACCATACATCCATTACATTGATACAAGTAATCGTGCCATGCCTGAGTTTCAAAAGAAACTTGGTCTATCAATTAAGCAATCAAACCTATGTTCAGAAATTATTCTACCTACTGACAAAGACCGTACAGCTGTATGCTGCCTATCATCGGTCAACCTAGAATACTACGATGAATGGAAAGATAATCCATTGTTTCTGAAAGATGTGGCTGAGATGTTAGATAATGTATTACAGTATTTCATTGACAATGCACATGAAGGTATTGCTCGTGCTAAATTCTCTGCAATGCGTGAGAGGTCAATTGGTGTTGGTGCATTAGGTTTCCATGCCTATCTACAGAAGAAAAACTTGGCATTTGAAGGTGTGATGGCTAAAATCGCAAACAATCAAATGTTTAGTCATATTAGAAAAGGATTAAATGATGCTAATATTCAACTTGGCCAAGAACGGGGTGAAGCTCCTGACGCTATGGGCACTGGTTTTCGTTTTAGTCATGTCATGGCCATTGCTCCTAATGCTAGTTCTTCCATTATCATGGGTAATACTAGCCCTAGTATTGAACCTTATCGGGCTAATGCTTACCGTCAGGATACTTTGTCAGGTTCTCACTTAAACAAGAATAAATTCCTTGATGCATTGCTTCGCAGTAAAGATTTAACTGATGACCAAATGGCCGATACATGGTCTAGTATCATTGCTAACGATGGTTCGGTACAACACCTAACCATGCTTGATGAGAATGAAAAGTTTGTATTCAAAACAGCAATGGAAATTGACCAACGATGGGTGGTTGAACATGCTGCTGACCGTCAACAACATATTGACCAAGCACAGTCATTGAATCTATTCTTTAGGCCTGATGTTAATGTGAAGTACCTACACGCCTGCCATTACTTGGCATGGAAGAAAGGTCTCAAGACATTGTACTATGCTCGTAGTGAGAAGTTAGCGAAGGCTGATAAGGTATCAAAGCGTATTGAAAGAGAAGTAATCAAAGAATTAGATATGAGTGCCATTGTTGGCGGTGATGAATGTTTAGCTTGCGAAGGATGACACAATGTTAGAAACTATTTGTGATATTATGATAGACGCATATAAGCGTAATTGGATTACTAGCCGAGATGGTAATGTAAGTGTTCGTCATCACGGCCGAGATCATTTTTATGTTACACCTAGTGCTGTGCGGAAACAAACTTTACAACCAGACCAATTTAAAAAGATTAAAATTAACCAGTCTATTCAAAGTGGAGTTGGTACTGCAAAGTTTCTGTATAGCTGGGAAGATATGCCATATACTGATATCAGCGCAAATCTGAAGCCTAGTGGTGAATTACCCATGCACTTTGGTCTACAGAGAAAGATTGATACAGAAGTGCGAGTGATTATGCATTTTCATCCTACATATACAACCGCAGCAATGTATGCAGGTATTGACCTACAAAACCTACTCAATGAATTTCCGGAACTAAGCCGATATACCACAATCGGTCCAACTGTTTCTATGTTGCCTCCTGTTTCACAAGCCTTGGCAGATGCCTGTATAAAGAACATTGGATTAAATGAAGATACAGGTGAGATTAAGCATAACATAATTGGTATGGATAGACATGGTGTGGTTGCTGTTGATACAAGTCCATGGCGAGCATATGAACATATTGAGCGATTAGAACATATTTGTAAAATAGTGCTTTCATCAGGAAAATATTAATGGCACACATCTTAGCAAACTTACCACCAGTAAAATGTTTTGTTCGTAAAGAATTCTTATACGATTTTCAAAAAGGATTTGGTGAATTAGTTCCTTGTTGGTGGGTATCAATCAAATCATTAAGAGGCCAAGCATTTCGTATTGAGGCCTACCTTAATGAATATGGTGCATTGTATGATAAGTTACCACTTCATGCATTTTGTTGGAAAGAAATTGAAGATGAGATGCCTTTAGACTATTTACAATTGTGGGACTGTTTGTCATATGACATTACAGTAATTAAAAAAGCACAATTGCAATCTATGAAATGTAAATTCAAAACAAAAGATGGTGATTGGAGGTACGGTGAGTATATGTTTACCGTTGATTCAGCTCATCCTGATTTCAATGTATTAGACACAGGATTTTCAGAAGATGTTGAGGATCATAAATCATATAATTTTATTAAATGTGATAATGGTCAATACGCAGCACAACCAAACAATAGAATGCTAATTTTAGAACCAAGTAGTAACCCTAAACAATTAAAGATGCCAGATTTCCATGTAGCAACAAAACGATGGTCTGTAGAGACCGATGCTAAATGGGCATTAGGAGACACAAACACCGTAATGTATGAGAAAAAAGATGATTAAAAAAATAGAAGGTAAATTAACAGATACACGAAATAGTTTCAAACCGTTCAATTATCCGTGGGCCTATGATGCATGGTTAAAACACGAACAGAGCCATTGGTTACATACTGAGGTGCCAATGCTTGAAGATGTTAAAGATTGGAAAAAGAAATTAACTGATGGTGAGAAACAATTTCTAACACATATCTTCCGCTTCTTTACGCAAGGTGATGTTGATGTGGCAGGTGGTTATGTAAAGAACTATCTACCATATTTCCCTCAACCAGAGGTCCGCATGATGCTCTTGGGTTTTGCGGCTCGTGAGGCATTACATATTGCTGCATACTCACACCTGATTGAAACATTAGGCCTTCCTGATACAACCTATAATGATTTTATGGAATATCAGGAGATGAGGGACAAGCATGATTATGTCTTGGACATTTCAGATAAGAATGGTACAAAAGAGAATACTGCAAAGCATATTGCGGTGTTCTCAGCCTTCACAGAGGGTATGCAGTTGTTTAGTTCCTTTGTTATGTTGCTCAATTTCCCACGGCATGGTAAGATGAAAGGTATGGGTCAGATTGTTACATGGTCTATTGTTGATGAGACCATGCACTCTGAGAATATGATGAAGTTATTTAAAACTTATATCAATGAGAACACCGAGATTTGGAATGATGAACTCAAATCAAGTATCTACACCATTGCAGAGAAAATGGTTGAACTTGAAGATAGGTTCATTGACCTAGCCTTTGGTGTGAATCAGATGGAAGGCCTGACTGCTGATGAGCTTAAAAAGTATATTAGATATATAGCTGATAGACGATTGATTGGCCTAGGCATGAAAGGCATATTCAAAGTCAAGCGCAACCCTTTACCATGGGTAGAAACAATGATTAACGCACCGACTCATACTAATTTCTTTGAGAATCGTGCTACCGATTATGCGAAGGGTGCATTGAGTGGTACATGGGACAATGTATGGGGTAGTGCCCACAAGGACTAAAATGAAAAAACTATTAGTAATTTTTCTGTTGATGCCTGTATTGGCATTGGCACAAAAACAACCAGCCTCAGTAGCCTATGAATTTCCATTGACCCGTGTGGTTGATGGTGATACTATAGAGTTTCAGGCCACATTTTTACCTGCACCTTTGAAACCTGTTCTATCTGTCCGTGTCTATGGTGTTGATACACCAGAGAAAGGATTTAGAGCACAATGTCCATCAGAAGCAGTGAGAGGTGAAGCTGCAAGCGAATTCACCAAGAAAGTAATCAACGCAAGTAAACAAAGATTGGTTACTATCATGTCATGGGACAAGTATGGTGGCCGTGTGCTGGGTGATATTATATTGGATGGCCAATCACTCAGAGCATTACTAATTCAAAATGGTTATGCTCGTGAATACTATGGTGAAGCTAAACAATCATGGTGTAACTAATATGATAACAATAGAGAAATCAGCAAAAGACAAAATAAATGATTTATATATTGATGAAAATGATTCAACCATCAGAGGATTGAGAATATTCGTACAAGGTGGTGGTTGTTCAGGCTTTCAATATGGATTTACATGGGATAAAGAAGAACAAGATGACGATTTCAGCTTCGTGATTAGTGACAAGGTAGGTGTTTTAGTTGATGCTATTTCAATGCAATATCTAACTGGTGCCATACTCAAATTCAAACAAGAATTGGGTGGGTCTAATTTTGTAATTGAAAATCCGAACTCAACCAGTAAGTGTGGTTGTGGTTCATCGTTCGCAGTATAACAAGGAGATTTAAATGCTAGAAATTCTATTTTGGGTCGCAGTTGGTGCTTTTGTTGGTTGGAATTTTCCACAACCATTTTGGGCTGTAGCCGCACAGGCAAAGCTTAAATCATATTTTGGTAAATAATATGAAAAATACAGACGAAGGTTGTCCAGTTTGCGGTGGAAAACACCCTAAAAATTAATGAAAAAACTAATAGTATTATTATTCGTAAGTGTAATGACTTTTACTAGTTTTAGCATTGAAGCCGGAAATCGTATGGGCAGTGGAAAAAGTGTGGGTAAACAATCTACAAATGTGACAAATAAAAATGTTGCGCCGGTCACAAAAGATGTTACACCAACAAAATCTGCAACGACACCGGCAGCACCTACTCCTGTGGCCACACCTGTATCTAAACCTTGGGGATCCATGTTGGGTGGTGTTGCTGCTGGTCTAGGTCTAGCTTGGTTGGCTAGTAGTTTAGGTATGAGTGCGGCATTTGGTAATATACTATTGGCATTACTCATAGGTTTTATTATACTAGCTTTTATCGGTTGGTTTATAAGTCGGCGTAAAGTTGAACCTACATTGGCGGAAAAATAATGGCATATTCTCAAAAAGTATTGGATCACTATGAAAACCCACGAAATGTGGGTTCATTTGCTAAGGGTGATTTGAACATTGGCACTGGCATGGTTGGTGCACCGGCCTGTGGTGATGTGATGAAATTACAAATTAAGGTTGACCCGATTACAGGACTAATTCAAGATGCAAAGTTTAAAACCTATGGGTGTGGTTCTGCTATTGCATCAAGCTCATTGGTTACTGAATGGGTCAAAGGTAAAACTCTTGATGAAGCCGGTACAATTAAAAATACTGAAATAGCTCATGAGTTGGCACTACCACCTGTAAAGATACATTGTTCAATATTGGCTGAAGATGCTATCAAGGCAGCAATAGCGAATTATAGAACAATTAATATGGAAAATAAATGAAAATAGTGAAGCACCATTGTTCTAATTGTGATTCTAAATTTACCATACATTATGATGAATTAGATTGTGAAGATGAACCTAAATTTTGTCCGTTCTGTGCAGAATATATACTGGAAGAAGAACTGGAACAAGATGAGGATTATTGATTGACTTGGTTTTATCATAATACAGCAGAAGAATTCAAAGAAGAACATATAGCCGATAATGTAGGTTATGTTTACTTAATCACACACCATCAAACAGGTAAAAAGTATATTGGTAAAAAACTATTTACCAAGGCTGGTTATCGTCAAATCAAAGGTAAAAAGAAAAAAATACGAAAGGCCAGTGATTGGCTAAATTACTGGGGAAGTAATGAGGAATTACAGAAAGAAGTTATAAAAAATGGGGAGGATCAATATACAAGAGAAATATTATATTTGTGTAAAACTAGATCAGCTTGCAATTATTGGGAAACCTGGGAAATATTCAATCGTCATGCTTTATTAAGTGAACAATATTGGAACTCTTGGGTAACCTGTAAAATCCACAAAACTCATGTATTAGGAAAAATAAATGGCTCGCAAACAAGCAACCAACTTAGCTCATGAAAATGTTGTAGAACTTAAACAACCAGCACCAAAACCATCCAACCATTTAAGGTTAAGAATAGATGACCTTAAAACATTTGACCCTCTCACACAAAACCAAAAATTATTCTTTGATGCCTACAAAAGAGGTGATTACTTTGTAGCATTACATGGTGTGGCTGGTACTGGTAAAACATTCTGTGCATTATATAAAGCAATTGAAGAAGTAATGGACAAATCCAACCCATTCAATAAAATCATTGTTGTTCGCTCTGCCGTACAATCAAGAGATATGGGATATTTACCTGGTGATGTAAATGAGAAGATGGAAATATATCAGCAGCCCTATGTTCAGATATGTGATACTCTATTTGGTCGCAAGGACGCATGGGATCGTCTTGAGGAACAAGGGTATATTCAATTCATATCCACATCATTTATCCGTGGAATGTCCTTTGATAATGCTATTATTATTGTGGATGAAATGCAGAATCTTACCTATGAAGAAATTGATACCGTTATGACCAGAGTCGGACATATGTCCAAGATTATATGGTGCGGTGATTATAGGCAAACTGACCTGAATAAGAAGAAGAATGATATGTCAGGCATTCTAAAATTCTTTGATATTGCCATGCATATGTCAGCCTTCACTCGTATTGAATTTACTGCTGATGATATTGTCCGTAGTAGCCTTGTAAAGGATTATATTCTGGCAAAGATGAAATTTGAAGATGCTGAAGATAGGAGATAATTTCAAATATACCTAGAGAATTGTGCATTTGCAACATAATATTGTCTAAATACTAGTATAAACACTTAGTAAGGACAATTATGATTAAGAAACTTTTATCTTATTTAAAACCAAAGTGTCAGTTTGAGGCATTTATTCTAAAGAGTAATCCTCAAACTATTTCAGAGGTTGAGAATTTAATGAGAATTTATACGCAAACCAAATTTAACTAGGAATATCATGCAATCAATCAAAAACTTTTTTAAAATATTCTTCGGCGCAATCATTGAAGCAAGAATGAAACGAGCTGAATACATCAGAACAGGAAAATACCATGTTTAATATGTTTAACCCACAATCAATGGTCAATCAATTTGACGCCAAGAATAAGGCCTATGCTGAGGCAGTATTGGATACTATTGAGGCATTTCAGCTGTCTAACATCAAATCATTTGACGAATTAACAAATTCTACATTTACTACATATACAAGTAAGCTTGTTAATACTGTAAAAGAAACAAATGTAAATGCAAAAGAAATCGTTAAATCCGGAAAGTTTAAGGTCGGTATTACTACAGGACATAAAGAGTAGCTCCCGAAGCTTTAGCCCAATCATACGCAATGGTTGGGCTATTAAGTTTTCTTTATATTTGGATATTAACATACTTTTGGTGTTTATGAGTATGCACACAGGCCAAACAATTATTAAATATTATGATAATGAAAGAGATGCGATTAAGTATATTAATTATGTTATATCAAAAGACGCACAGGAAACGATTGAGGCATGAATAACCACCCACGGGTGGTTTTTTGCATTATTGCCACACAAAACTGAAAAGTATGATATACTGGTGACATATAAGGACTATATTATGAACAACCTCCCTCAAATAGAAATCAAATCGTTTGACCTCATCGGCAAGGC